GCGTTTGCGCCACCTAAGTCAGTTGTAAATCCATTTGGATAAAACGCACCTAAGTATTCATCGTATGTTACAAGTCCGTCATCGTTGTTATCAACTACCAATGCACTGTTTGAACCATATGCTAACAATGAAGTTGCATCACTTGCTAATCTTAAAGGTGTATCACCAATAACAAATGCTGTTAAGCCTCTGTCAATATTTAAGTTAACAAGGTTGCTCATTGTTTCTGTGTATCCAGGACATGAAATTAAGTTAAAGTTTCTTGTTTCTTCATCTCTAATTTCTGAACTTGTATCAATTGCTGATTTAAGTGCCTGTGTTACTACCATACGCTGTGCATGTCTACCAAATGATCCGCTACCATCTTCTTGGTTGCCTGATTGTGTAGACCATCTATCTGTTGCATAGCCAGCCATCGCTTCGTCGCCGTTGCGTGTATTATCAGCTGTTAAATCAATGTAGTTGTTGTTGTACTTCTTAACGTTACCGCCACTTCTACGTAGGTTCCATAGCAACATACCTTTTGGATATAGTGCAGGATCTGGAGCATCTGGATCTAAGTAGTCATTAGTTAGTAAGTCTTTAATAGTTGCTGCTGTATTACCAGTAGCACCTGCTAGACCGTAACGTGCATCTGCAAACAATACACCGTCTTCTGAAGTTTGATCAGTTTTATCAACAAGTACCCATGCTAGGTTATTACCGTCCCATCTATAAATTGTTGGAAAGTCTTCTAAACTTGCTGTTGAAATCCAAAGGTCTCCGTCTACTAGTGCAGTACCATCGCTTTGTCCTGTTGTTGCACTTGGCTCAGTTGCTGAAACAATTGGACCTGCTGGTGAAGTATTAGCATATGCTGAATTATAATTTTGGTAACCTTTCCAAGTAGTACCATTATGAATCATAATGTCAACATCACTAAACTCTGGATTATACCAAAGTTGTCCGTCTGCTGGTTCTGCTAATGGAGCATTGCTTGAAGCTGCAAAATCGTCTGCTGCTAAAGGCTTCCAGTTAGACGCAACATAATTTTCACTAGCGCCTGTTGGTGCAGTGTAAAAGTTTGCTGTTCCTAATCCTGTGTTAATGCTGTATGCAGTATAAGCACTTCCTATTGGAGTATTAGCCCCGTCAGTAATTCTAAAATCTCCGCCTAACTTGTGGAAAATTTCTACTGCGTTTGAAGTTGTTACTGCTGCTTCAATGTTAGTAAAACCTGCACTGTTAATAGCACCTGCTATTAAAGCTGCATCATTGGCATTACCTGCTGCTGTAAAGTTTACAGCTATTCCAGCGTTTAATGCTGCTGATGTTTTAATACCTTCTGCAATTGTAAAAGCGTTTGCGCCTACAGTAAATGTACTTGCAGTTACTACTGCTGAAGTAATTTTAGTAACTCCTGTTGCAGCTCTTCTAAACGCTCTAAATGAAGCAGTCATTGGTGTTGTATCGTAACCGCTATTTTCTTCTGCGTTAGTTTGTATGTAAATGCTATCAGTTGGAATGTTAACTCCACCGCCTGCTTTGTCTAATGCATAAATTGCAGATGAGTTATTAGCATACAATGGTGCAGTATATGCTACCCATGAAAGAGTTGCTGCTGACCATTTACTTGCTCTCCAACGTGCGCCGTTGTTTGGCTCAGTTGTTTTAACCCATACACTTCCTGTTGGACGTGGTGTTGTATCACCAGTTTTAAATTCTGGAACATTAGTATGTGTGTCAATGTGTAATTCTGGACCATAGTACGTTGCTTTTGTAATACCTAATTCGGAAAAAGTAATTTGTGGGCCACTTAAACCGTCATCAATAACAATAGCATTTGACTTGGACGAATCACCAATTCCATCATCTAAGCTACCATCTGAATAAAGATAAAGTCTACCGCTTACATTTCTTGCAACAATACCTTGTGTTTCTGTAATAGCACCGTTAATAGATGTTACCAAGTCATCTAGTGTGCCACTGACTGTAAAGTTTGTTCCGTTAATAGTAAAGTTTCCTGAACTTGCTGTAAAAGTATCGCCAACAATTGTTGGATGGCTCGCTGACCAATCGTTGCTTCCTACTTTAACCCAAGCACCCTGTGTAACTGTTGATCCGTTACCTGAAGACTTGTACCACATAGTTGCATTTTCTTTACTTGCACTAAATGATCCGCTACCGTCAACAGTTTCAAATACTACTGCGTAATCGCCAATGGAACCAACTGATGTTTTAGGTGCGCCGTTATCAATTTTTGATGCGTCACCGTCTGTTAATACAATAGGTGTTTTGGCAGCAAATTTTTGACCACCTGTTGTGGTTACTGCTGCGCCATTCCACTCTTGGATACCAAAAGTTGTTGAACCGCTGTTGATCCACCACTTGCCATCTGCTGGATTCGCTCCCGGAGCAGTTGATGAACCTTCTAGTTCGTCTAAGTCAACATCTGCACGTACTATAAAAGCTGAGTTTGAAACGCCTAATAATGAATATGCTGAAAGCAATCCATATTCGTTTAATTCGCTTCCATGTATTGGAGTGTTGCTCGCTGTCTTTTTGAATGTTGGTACACCAAAAAGATCTACTAATTCTTTCTGTGAGGTAACCTTATATGCTTTACCTGCGTTAGCTTTTAGCGTTCCAGCTGCTGTAGCTGTGCCCGCTGCGTTTAATTTGTCTTGCGATGAAGCAATAACAATAAGAGGAGTAGTACCAGGCTCTGCTGGGGTATAAAACGACTCGTCTATTACTGTTACTTCTACGCCTGGTGATGTTAATGCCATCTTTTTATCTCCTGGTAATATTTTCGTATCAGTCTATTACGTAAACTTGTTGCAATTGTATTTAGCACTTTATATAAAATTAGCCTGGTTTAACCAGTCATTAAAGGGGTCCAAAAGGTGTAAATACATGTATGAGACCTCTTTGTAAGTGCGGATTACGGCCACGTGCTGTTAACTATAAGAAAGGTAAGCGTACCTATTACAGAAGCCTATGTGAAGTATGTAATAATCACGGGCAGTATACAGGTGTACCTAGATGGGCTCGTGCTGGCTACAAACAGAAAGTCTCATGTGATAAATGCGGGTTCAAATCGCCTCATCCAGAAGTGTTTAGAGTATTACATTTAGACGGAAACTTAGATAATTGTAGACACAGCAACTTAAAAACTGTTTGTGCTAATTGTATATCTGTGCTATCTAAAGAAGGTATTAAGTGGAAACAGGGAGACCTAACTGCTGATTACTAGCGACTTAACTTCACTGTATAAGTCATCAATATTCATATCATTGTGAATAGTATGGTCAAATTTAGTACCAACCCAAGCCCACTCTGAAGCATGAATGTTCTGTATCTTTAGCTCATTGATTGCTACATTGCTACCTGAATTTGCATCAAGTGCTACATCATACCACTTAGGTAAACGTCCACGTTGTACCCAAATCATCTTGCCTTGTTGATTCTTAATTGCTTTTACTTCATTAGGAAAACGTACATCACTTACAATAATATCGTCTTTAGAATTACGTATTTTATTCTCTAAACTAGCGATCCAGATATCGTCATGGAAACTTTTACGACAAACTTCAGTACCCCAATATTGTAGTACCCATCTTGGTGTTAGTGTTGGCATTCCAAGTCTTTCTGCCCACCATTGATCTACTTCTTCACGCCATTCACGTGCTTCTTTTGTTCTACCTTCAAGTAAAGTTCTGTCCCAGCCAAATACTGCTGCGACTGCATCTTTTAATGTATCAGCAAAACTTTCTCTTCTAAATTCATGGAAGTTAACAAGATAATCAGCAACAGTGTCTTTGCCGCTACCAATAAAACCACATACACCAATAATCACAAATAATTCTCCTAGTTAATATACTATACAGTATACTAGGATTAATTTATAATGTCAAGTATTTTATTTGAATTTGTTAAGTCTTCTTACCAAACGAGTGGCTGTATTGATATTTTTTGTACGTGATTGACGTCTAGCCTGTTGAGGTCCAGTTCTAGCACGGGTAGTTTTCATACGCTGTGCTTGTGCAATATTAGGATGATCCCAGCATTTGGACGGATGTGATACTTGTCTACTTTTGCGTGGGCCTGACGGACAACGGAACTTCATTTTGACTGTTCCGCCTCTTGCAGTGGACTTGCCTCTACCCCAAACCATACCGTCGTATAGTTCATCGCCTTCCCACATAAATTCGTCTGCTTTCATTATCCTATAACCCAACTATATCCGTGACCGCCTGGAACCTGCGTTGTAAGTTCCATTGTTAGTCTTTCTAAATCTGCTGTACCTTCTGCTTTTAGTGAAGGTCCGTTTAGAGCTGTACCACCTTGTGGACCTGCAATACTTGCAAATTTTTCTCTTGCTTGTCCTAGCATAACTTTACAGTTAGCAAGTGTATAATCTTTAATCCACTGTCCTGCATATACATCTTGTAAAATTGTATAGTCAGGCTTTTCATTGTATGCCCAAAGAAGTACTTGTTCTTCACCTCTTGGACGTTGCATAATAATTAACTTTTTACTTTGAGGATTCCAAGTAAAGTTGATAAACGAACCAAACATCTTTCCAACAAGTTCTTGGTATTGTGCAAATAGTTCGTATGTTGCCAGTCCGCCCATGTTAGTTGAACTTAACAAATACGTATTAGTGTATGCTAAGTTGAATGGTTCGAACACTGTACCGCCTGTACCGTTACCTGTTCTACTACCAACACTTCTTCTGTATATTTGTCTTACTTGCTGTATTTCGTGTGGTAATGTATATTCGTTTTTGTCTTTTTCTAAAGTGAGCGTTATGTAACTTTCTTCAACTGCGTTATCGCTACGTTGTCTAAAAACACCCATAGCACGTTTTAATCCTGTTTCGTAATGAATAGGATCTAGTTCAACGTCAATCATACCGTCGCCTAGCATTGCTTTACAATAGTCGAATACTTCTTGTTTTGATGTTTCTATCTGGCTCATATAAGTATTTATGCCTTTCGCTACTTTAGGTAAATACTTATACAATGCCAAGACTCAGTTTATATAGACCCGAAAAAGGGAACGATTACAAATTTCAAGACAAAACAGTCTGGGAAATGTTCCAGGTTGGCGGTACTGATGTGCTTGTACACAAGTATGTAGGTCCCGGAAATTCGCAGGAAAAAACAGCAGCTACACCAACATATAGCACAGATGATCCTACAAATATTCAGGATATGCTGTTCTTAGAAAACAGAGATCGTAAATATGATCCAGATGTGTATAGATTACGTGGTGTATATAATGTACAAGACATTGATTTTAACCTAAGTCAATTTGGTCTATTTCTACAAAATGACACAGTGTTTATTACATTCCATATTAATGATACTGTTGAAAAATTAGGCAGAAAAATAATGTCAGGCGATGTTATTGAGTTGCCACACTTAGATGACGAACATGCTCTTAATGATTTAAATTATGCATTAAAACGTTTTTATGTAATTGAAGATGTTAATCGTGCAGCAGAAGGATTTTCAAATACATGGTATCCACACTTGTACAGAGCAAAGTGTAAACCATTAGTAGACTCACAAGAATTCAAACAGATTTTAGATGGTATTGCAGATAAAGATGCATTAAAAGGTACTTGGAACGCAGAATCAACTTACTTCCCAGGAGATATTGTTATTGCTCCTAATGGTGAAAAGTATCAAGTTGTAGCAGAAGTTACAGGTGTTGAACCACCTAACACAACGTATTACAAACTTGCAGATACACTCAAAGATATTATGAGTACGTATGAAAAAGAAATGCAAGTTACACAAGCAGTTCTTGATCAAGCAGAAGCAGATTCGCCACAAGGAGGTTATGACACTAGTAGATTCTATACTATGCAAGTTGATAACAAGGGTAAAACAGAACTTGTTACAGCAGACAGTGATGACTTACTAATTCCTAGTACAGACAAAGATGGTAATACATTACTTGATGACAAAGGTAACCAAGTCTATATGTCTATTACTGCTGATACTGCATACCAAACACCAGAAGGCAATGCATATAAAGGTTATCTAATTGGTGACGGGTTACCAGAAAATGGTGCACCGTTTACACAAGGTATAGCATTTCCACTTAATCCTATTGAAGGACAGTTCCACTTACGCACTGATTACAAACCTACACGCTTGTTTAGATTTGACGGAGTGCGTTGGAGAAAAACTGAAGATGATGTAAGAATGACTAGAAGTAATTTAGGACCAAGTCAAGTAGGTGCAGGCAAAGATTTTGCAGGACATGATGCTGCAATAAGTAAAGGTAAAGATTCGTTTATTAACAATACAACAGTTAACAATATTGGTGGTAAACAAGTTTCAGAAAAACAGAGCTTGAGTAAAGCACTTAGACCGAAGGCAGACGATTAATGGATTTCTTTTACGATGGACAGATAAGAAGATACGTAACACAGTTTATGAGAGCATTCATCGGTTTTAAATATGAAGCTGGTGATAAGACTCAACAAACTATACCTGTTATGTACGGAGACCTTTCAAGACAGGTTGCTGCAATTATCAGAGAAAATTCTGAGAACAAGTTACCTACTGTTCCTAGAATGGCTTGTTATATTTCAGGACTACAAATTGATAGAGATAGATTAGCTGATCCTTCATTCATTAGTAAAATGAGTGTTAGAGAAAGAGACTTTACATTTGATGAATCTACAGGCGAGCCTAATTATACAGGTGCTCAAGGAAATGCATATACTGTTGAAAGACTTATGCCTACTCCTTTTATCTTAACCATGAAAGCAGATATTTGGACTTCTAACACAGATCAAAAATTACAAATACTAGAACAAATTTTAGTATTGTTTAATCCAGCTATGTCTATTCAAACAACAGACAACTATATTGATTGGACAAGTTTAAGTGTAATTAATTTAGAATCAACTCAGTTTACATCACGTGCTATACCTACAGGAATCGATGACGAGATTGATGTATGTACGTTAGAGTTTACAATGCCGATATACATTTCACCTCCAACTAAAGTTAAAAAACTTGGTGTTGTTAGAAGTGTTATTGCAAACATATTTACAGAGACAGGTGATGTAGCAAATCTAAGTGACTTAGTTTATGATGCTACAACAGCACAATCTACTCAATACATAAATGCACGTTACGGTGTATTATTGTTTAAATCAAATAATAATCAAGCATACGATTATGATTTAACTATTGTAGATGACGATGAGGCAGTAAATGCTTTAGGAATTGATGTTAAAGAACAAAAAAGTAAAACTACAGAAATTGATTGGAATGGAGTATTAGATAAACTAGGTGGATTTAAAGCAGGTGCAAAGATATATTTCAGACAGCCTACGGGCTATGAAATGGTTGGAACATATGCTGTTAATCCTTCTAACTCTAAAGTATTATTAATAACATTTGACCAAGACACTATTCCTACTAACACAACTATTGCATCAACTGTAAATGGCGTTGCTGCTCGTGCTACTGTTGATGCTATTATTGATCCTTACAAGTTTAATCCTGTTGAGAAATGGGGAAGTTTATCGGCAATACCACTAGGTACAAGATACCTAGTTCTTGATAATATTAACGACAGTGATAACGTTGGACAAACGTATGGAGAAACACCATACAATGAAGCATATGATGGGCCTGATGCATGGAAAGGAACAACAGGTGAAGATCCTATTATTATAGCCAATGCTATTATTGAATGGAATGGTACAAACTGGATCACATTAGCAGATCCAAACACACTAGCAAATCCAACATATTTCCAAAACTTAAAAACAGGTATCCAATATAAATGGACTGGTACTGAATGGCTCAAGTCGTTCGAAGGTGAATACTCGCCAGGTTATTGGAGAATTGACCCTAATCCAGCATAAGTATTTTAATGCAAAAGAGAGCCGGAATATTATACCTATCATTAGATACTCAGCGAATACTACTAATTCTAGAGAATGAAAAGTGGACTGTTCCTACGTTTTCAAAAAAGACTTCTGTAATTAATGACAGTTTAGAATTACAAGAAGACTTTTCTAAAGGTAAAATTGTTCCTATTGAATTATATTTGAGTCTAGATAAAGGATTTGAATACGGAACCTATATTTGTTTAGTAAAGAAAGAATTTTTAACTACAAAAGCAAATACAATTAGTTGGTGTGATATGAATTTCTTACCCAAGAACTTGCACACAGGTCTTCGAAACACATTAAATAATAATCTAATAAGAACAAAAATAGAAACTATATTGGAGTTAAACAAAGATGTTAACACTATCTGAAGAACCAAGATTTATTAAAGACGTTAAAAACTTTCATGAAAGAATTAAAAATGTATCTGATGAAGTAGAAAAAGCACAGTGTAACGGACTTCTTGAAAAACTTCTCGAGGTAGTAAAAAAGTTAGATGAAGTACACGCTAACCTTGCATTTGACGCAAAGGCTATGTCACAAGCAACTGAACAACGTAATGATATTGCTGTTGTTAGAAAAACTCTTGATAAAAGATTGAAAGATCTTAAATGCTAGATTGTAGCAAAACTCTTAATAGTAATTGATCCTACCATAGCACCGTGATTAGTACATTGATATCTGTAACCGCCTGATATTCCTGCAGGAATTTTCCAATACAATACTCCGCCAGTCTTTGCATTTGCACTAGCACCTGTAGTTACTGTTCCAGTATCTGATACATGTACTAGACCTGTATTATATGCTGCACTTGTAGCATCTTGAATTTGGAATGGATGACTTGCTGAAACTCCTTGTAAATTAAATGCAATAGTTGTTCCGCTAATTGCATAAATTGTAGGGTTAGCTCCAGTATATTGATCAAAATTATATGATGAAGTACCAGAGTGTCCAACAACCAATTGTGTAATTGCTGGTAAGTAAACATCTGAAACTTTTAATCCTGCTGATGTTACATCACCTAAGTCATCAAAGTCAGTTGCTCCGCCGCCCGATCCTGTAATAGTAACACTGTCTCCACTTGCATTTGTTGTAAGTGTAATATTTGTACCGGCTGTAAGTGTTAGTGTATCAGTTGTAGTATCTGCTACAACATCACTTTGACCAGCAACAGAAATAGTGCTAAATGCATTTTGGTTTGCATCGCCACCGCCGCCTGATGCTGAAGGTGCCCATTTTGCACCGTCCCATTTAAGTACTTGTCCGCTTGTTGGTGCAGCAGTTGTTGTGTCAACATCACTTAGTGCATCGATAGATAATGTTCCAATTCCTGTAATATATCCTGCACCGTTTGTTAACTGAGTGTTATTTGTAGGTATAGTTGGTCTACCTGTTAAAGAAGCATACGCTCCGTCAAAGGCATCTGTAATACCAAAGCCTACAATAGTTGTTGGCTTACTTGTAATGTCATTCCACGCAACACCTGTAATATAACTTGAAAGATCTGGTGGAGTGTATGTAAACACACCAGTTGTATTATCGTACGCAATTCCTCCGAAACTTGATGCTGATGCATTAGCACCAATACTTAATGCTGTAAGTTGTAATAAACTAGGCTGGTTGCTTAGGTTATTGTAATTTAAAAAGTATGAACTGTCGAACCCGTCTAGTGTATCTGCATCAGTACCGGCACCACCTGTTGTACTATCTACACCTGGTACCCAATTAGAGCCGTTCCATTTTAAAACTTGTCCTGTAGTTGGTGCTGTAGTTACTGTATCTACATCTGATAAAAAGTCAATACTAAATGCAGTCATGTCTAACGTTATTTTGTCTAATGCTGCGTCACCAACTGATTGAATGTTTACTCCGCCGGCAATAGTAAGTGTGTCTGTTGAAGCATCTGCAACAACGTTTGCACCTGTGTCGGGTGTAATAGTTGAGAATATATTACCACTTGCGCCACCGCCTGACGATGTTAGCGTAACTGTATCTGTACTAGCATTTGTAGTAATAGTCATACCAGTACCAGCGACTAAGTTTAGTGTGTCTGCTCCACTATCTGCTGAAACACTGTCTTGTCCTGAAACTGCTATAGTAGCAAATGATAGGCTTGAACCGCCTCCCCCACCGCCTCCACCAGAGATAACGATATCCCAAGTCGTACCGTTCCATTGCCATGTAACGCCACCGCTTGTATATTGATCTCCTACTAAAGGACTGTTTGGAAATGCTAGTGCCATAATATTTGTTCCTCTACTGTATTTATGCTATACCCAGATTTGTGATAGTAATACTGCCTTCAATCTTGTGTGACTCATCTGTCTTGTATTTGTTGTATAATATCCTACCTTCAGACCCCATAATGCTAGTAGTATATGCATTATAATCATTTACAGATCCTGTTGTATACATTGCTTGTGGTGAATTTGCTTCTATTTCTTGCTTTAGTTGTGCTGGTGTTAGTTCAGGCTTTGCTTGTAAATGTAATGCTCCTACACCACACACCTGCGGACATGCCATACTTGTACCACTAATAGATTGCTGTCCAAATGTAGGATCTAATTTATATGGTGCTGGGCCACCTATTTCTGATATATTCGAACATGCACTAATAATATTTGTACCAGGTGCCCATATTGTTACTGCTGGACCTTTCATGCTGTCTGGCTTAGTTACATCTTGATCGTTAAGAATTCTACTGTCAATGTTTCCTACGTTAAATGCTCCTGTTGCATATGGTGAAGGAGGTCTATGATAATATTGTGTTCCGTAACTAGTCCACGAAACTGTGTTGTTATAATCAATTTCTCCTGAAGTTGTAACTTTGTAGTAATCATTTCCTGCTGCAATACAAACATGTACTCCTGCGTTAATAAGTTCTTCTACATCAGCATCAACTGATGCAACCTGTACAGGTATCTTCCATCTTGATCCTACGTAAGGTACGACACCTGTGTTTGCCCATAGGGTAGCAACAGTGCTATATGTTGTTCCCCAAAACCAATTAGATCCTCTGTAACTTCCACCTATTGGAGTTGTTGCAGCAGGAATATTAGTTCCGTATCCCCAACTCATATTAACAATAGTTGGTCTTTTATATCCTGTGCTTGTAACTGGTTTGTTATTGTGCCATTCTCTAATAACATCAAAACAATCTG